GTTTTGTCACCGGATTAAATTATCAGTATGAAGAAGAAGTGACAGTCGCCCAACAATGAAGCTCGGGGGCTAATATCTCAAAACAAGTGGAAAACCGAGTAAAGTGCACGGGTTTGTATCTTCTTTGTTTACGACGTAGCCGAGTATAAAATAACAGGAACCGTGCCTACCCAACGCGACAGATTATAATCATCTGAGGCGATTCGGGACCACGTGTACGTGTTCGTTTGGCCTCCAGTTGGGAGACCTCGCGTATATACGTCGACTGTTAGCAAATTGCTACCGTCGGTCAATGTTGGTGTCGGAAATAAAACGTCGGATGATATCAACGCAGATTGCGTTGTCCGACCTAAAGTTCTATTATAGACGGGCGTCTGTACCTGTATACTTCCATCAAGTGATAAGTTAAAGGGTTGGACTGTTGAGTTGCCAGTTAGTCGTTCTGTAGAGTTATCCGTGTAAACATAATTTGTTTTTGACGAGAAACTACTGACAACTCGATGCGACACATAGACTAAACTATTTGTCGTATCAAGAGTATTTTGTGCGGATAAAATAAGTCGCACGCTTCCATTTTGAATTGCATACATACACCCCCAGAACGAAAGGGGATCTGTCCTAAAAACCCCACGAGCAAGCAATGCTGCTGTTTGTGTGGGGATAGGATTTAAGTACGGAAGAATACTTAAAGTGTTATTAGTTGAGGCCGGGATCGGCCAAGGTGCAGGGGCTGCTAAAGTGTAGGGCACCTGAACGTTAAATTTCTTAAGAATTTGACGAACCGATGTGATCTTTTCACCGATGCAATAAATAGCAGGATCTAAACTATCTTTAGCCATGCCCAAGTCCTTGCAACCTATATTTTTAAAACCTGACTGAACACTAAGCGGAATTACAGGCTCAAGCTGCTCCGCAACAGGGACAGCTACTTCAAAGTCATCACCACCAGCAACTTCCACTAAACAATTAATTGAAGAGGTGACAGTATTGGGGCAAACAAGCGGATCCAAAACGTAAAGCAACAAATAACCAATAGGTGTATTGTTACTATAAGAGTAGGGTTCAGGACTAAGATATGGTACACAAATTTCAAATTCTGACGTATCTCGAATGTCAATGATCTCACGCTGAAGAAAATCAGTAGCATCAAGATTAGTGATTAGACCACCATACCATCTCTGGCCATAAGGAACGTAAGCAACAACGAGTCTTCCAGAATGGAACTCTGTTTTTACGAACTTAAACCTAAATTTCATGGAACCTCTCCAAAACTCAAATTGGCGGGAAAGCATACCAACTGGTGTAAAAGAATAATATGTGCTAGCACTAATATATTTATCGTAGGGCGAATGACCATAATTAATAAGTTGATCCCCAGTGGCTCGAACATCAGTCCACACGAACGTACTGTAATATGCAAATTGCTGTTTAATGAAGTCAATAGACATTTCATCAATATCAGTTCGCGCGGCAGCAGAAGTGAGTCCAACTGTATTAGTTGAAAGTGGAGAAATATTGAAACCTTGGAACGCTGCATCAGCATTAGCTAAAGATGGATAAATATGTTTAATCATCCTATGAGCAGGTTCCAAATTAATGGGTTTTGAAAATCCAAAGGCGGCAGCAGTATTAGAAAGAATATTTGTCGCCCAGGAAACTGGCAACATAACGGACGAAAGTAAGGGAATGGTACCAAGAATTCCAGAAGCTTTCGAAATAACAGAAAGTGGTCCAGAAATTGGTCCAATATTAGCATTGGCCTGTTCTTGTTGTTCAACAGATTTGCCTTTACGTTTAACAGTGAATCCAGATTGTGATACCGTAGAACCAGAGAGCTCAATATTGCAGAAAGAGCCCCAGATGGTATAACCACATGCATTGTCACCCGAACCCGGTTGCAAAGCCGAGTAAGGTCTAATAAATAATTTGCCTAGTCCAGGGTTGGTAGCAGTAGTGTTCGTAAAAACGTGAGTATATATAGAAGTAAAAGGAACACGCAAAACAACAGACGATTGTGTCGCAAGATCAATTTCAACATGTGGGAGTTGAGTAGCATGGACCAAATTTGCGTTATGCATGCGATACCAGTTACCAGCAGCGATCGTATTGTTGGGAGCACCTCCATTTGGAAGCCAACACAACATATATCGACCTTGCTGGAACTTGGCAGCGTTAATTTCAAGTCTAAATTCCATATCCGCTCGAAGCATAAAAACTCCAGACAGTTTCTGAAAATTTTTGACATTAGATAACATAACTCCTGGTAAATCAATCGTGGCAAACGAAGCCATAGTGTCGGTTGTCCCAAAAGAACCACTCTGTAACCTCTGTGGTTTTTCAAGAAACGACACTATATTTCGACTGCCATCAACATCTACTGTACCAAGCATAGAGCGTGGTACATCTATAATTTGAGCTGGTATAGATGAAACCAGTTCACGATCATCATTAAATGACGTGGTTGAAGTCATAGCAACTTCAGTAGACAGAATGTTGGAGCCTCCTGTCTGCTCGGGAACTAATACGGGTTCCTGGCCGTGTACATTTGTATTTGCAGCGAGTGATTTATCTAACCGCAGCTTACACTCATAAGCCTTGGCGTACCTGTTTGCACTGGATATTAAAGGGGCTGCCTTTTGCCCACCCTGTACGGTAAAATTAAATAATTCAGGCCTCTTAGCGCGAACTCAATCATGTTAGAAACAGGATTTTGACCATGATAGAGACAAGCATGTCCTAAGAGTGTTTTGTGACTTCCAATAAATTGGTGTAGCTGAGCATTGCGTCACTAATGCTTTGTTAACCCACTATATCGCTTTTATAGGGGTATTGTGATTGCTCACAACCAGGGCAATTCCCTCCTCCTAGCTTTCGCTTGGGTGGTGGAATACTTGTCCTGTTGTTTTAAATCGACGGCATAAACCGATCGAATTATTTTCACGTATTTGTCAAATACTGCCTGACAATGCAAAGAGAGTTCCAAGATCTGATCATCAGCTGTGTCAAACACTGCATTAGCAGATTTGCCACGCCACATGAGCGTTTCTAAGATTGAGCCAAGCTCCTTCGGTGCAAGAACGTCTCCGTCACAAAACCTAAAACTTCTTTTCAAGAAAGTAATAGCGTCCATAGTACGAAGATAATTCCCCGCAGTCTCCTTTAAGTCTGTGGTATATATAAGACCTAGTTCCTCAGCATACTTTGCGTGTATTGCTTCGGAAAATACTGTTGTATAAGCGTTCGTCAAAACGAAGATATTATCATCTCCATATATTAAACACTTAAAGTTTTTACGCATTTCGGAAAAACTTGATAAGTCCCCTTCATGGAGACGCAACCAAGAATAGTTAAATGCGAATTTATTATAAATGCAATTTATAATTGTAGTCATAGCTCCGCCGGAAGGCATAGAGCAATACGACTTATATATCTTATCCTGATACATATAATAACTATCCCAAACTTCCATAAACAAAATTTCTCGAATCTTGTCTTCCACAGGATCGTGGTCGAAAGTGGAGTAAAAATAATCGTTCATACAGGCTAAAATAAGTTTTAGAAATTCTGGCCTCTGCGAAAAGTCGAATCCTTTGTAATCACCAGCACCAAAATTACAGCTATCTGGTGAAGCGTGAGTTGTAAAAGTATCAGCTACGCGTTTCCAGTCAAGACCAAATGGATTAACTCCAACGGCAAAATCATTATCAATTTTATTCTCAACACAGAAAATCATAAAAGAACCAAAATACATTCTGGTTGCTATGGTTAAAGCCATTGGTGAAATAGCAAATACTCTAGTTTTTCCAACATCATACTTTTTCAAACTAACTGTTTCATCTTTCATACAATCTGTGTAAACATGTAAAGAACGAATTCCTTTAGAAGCTAGGTCAATAATTTTCTCAACTTCAGCCCTGACTTGCAGAGCTGGTTTAGTATCGAACAAATATGGACCTTTAGTGCCAAAAATCATGTGTTTTTTTGTATAAGGTGTATGTAAAGCATAAGGATAGCCAGTCGATTTGTCTCTGGCTATACCCTTAAAGTAAGGAGAGATTCCTCCCACTGCTTCTTCAAAGGTTAAAATACGGCGATGGTTGACGTTCCGAGATTGACCTATTAAATAGGAAAAGACCTCTTCCATAGCCAGGGTGGCTATAATTGGATCATAATTTGCCACATTAGGGCGTCGGCGTTTCAGACCCTCTAGAAACGGATCAAGTTCGACACCATCTAAATTAAATGGCTTAAGTCTAGCAGGACAATTAGTAACTGGCCACGTTCTCAAAGGGTGAGAGTGCAATGGTGTTTCATAAAATTCAGTACGACGTGAGGAATACACGGTTTTTGTATCTTTCCAGTATCCGTAAATGCCTTGAGTAACTAACTCATTACTATAGGGCAATTCAATATTCGGCTGCGGATTCAACTTATCACGTAACGACTCTCTAGATATAAGAGAGCCATACCCAATAGATGATCCTTTATTGTCACCAGCCCAATGGAAAGCTAAAAACTTCCCATTGCACGGGCCTCCTACAATACTGGTCAAAATACCACAATCGCCAGTTTTTGTAGGAATACGGTACATCAAATTCGTTAGACATTTGACGCCGTCACTCGTTTCAACGGCCGATTCCATTCTACACCGGTCACGTAAAACGTCTCCTTCGTAATGATGGAACCGAACACTTATGTTTTCGTTAGCTGAACGTGCAAGGGCTTCAATAGAAGCTTTACTCGCAAATTGTTCCACGATGTTCTTATGGGGACGTGCTTTTGGGATTGTTAAAAATGCAACATCACAATGATACAGCATAGAATCACAGTCTCTCAAAATATCTTTAAAAGAAACCGTATAAATATTTGTTTCTTTTTCAACACTAACAAAATCAACCATAATTTCTTCTGGATCAATTCCACAATCTTCAACAAGTTGAAGTTTAATGTCTCGTATGAAATGATGATTGAACATAATCGTTTTCTCACCTATAAAAGTGGCAAAACCACATGTTTCACCACGACACACAAACTTGTAGATATTATTAAGAATCGGGCCAATAGTAGTCTTATTAAAACCAGACTGAGTGCGGTAATCAGCAACATTATAATCTTCGTGATCACGCCAGTTATCATGATTTCCTTTATCATATCTATGACTTGATTTCTTGTTTCCTCGGGAATATCCACGTAACTCAACACGTTCCCATTTTTCCCTAGCGGTTTCTTTAGACCCTTGGGTTTCAAGTAACAATCTGTCAAGTTCCATAACATTTGCCTCTGAGGCCACTCTGTTTGCAACAATGACTTCATTAATATAATTTCTTTGTTGTTCAGGAATGTCGGGATTGTTTTCGAGAAATAAATTCAATTTCTTTATATTGCTCGCGTGTATGCGATTCCAAAAATTTTTATACCTAATAGTAACATCAGTTTTTATAGATCCAAAGTTTCTATAGGCATACAAAATCCCTCCTAAGCCAGCCATGGCTCCAAGATATGGAATCACCATTTTCAGCTTATCAATAAGATAAGCAACTTTAGATTTTAAACTAGCCACAATTGAATCAAGGTCAAACTTAACGAGACCAGAATCAATGTTGGTTTTAAATTTAAGTATGCCCATCTTTTTAACGGCCTGCATAAATTCTTTTTCTGCCATAGCGTTGAACTGAACAAAGTGATGTTTTGTTCGATCGTAATAGGCTTGGAAATGTATATGTGGTGTTATTGCACCCACAAGTGAGTCATAATGGCTTTTTAAGATTTTGTAGCATTTTACATCTTTCTCTTCAACAAATGGCGGAACTATGTCAGGATCAACAATTTTGGTTTCAGGTTGTTTCTGATTGAAGTAATCTCCCAGATTTTCAACACTTTCTTTAAAATTTTTGTGTTTTAGATCATTTTCTTCCATCTTCTGAAGAATCAAATCATGGACTTCACGAAGCGTAAGTAGCTCGCCTATCTGCATATTTTCAGTATCACCAGGAAGTGATCTCTTAAATTTATACAAATTAGGCATTGCTTCATTAGAACCTTCACCATATATTATAGCAATTTTCTCGGAATCTATAACTCCGTGTTCATTGCATATTTCAGGATGAGGCACTGGCGTCAAGTTTAGAAAAACACGGCGATGAAGTGCTGAATTAGTCAACAATTGATCATCACCCACACTTTTGCTATTAGTGGTAGAGATAATAACTTTGGCACCAAATAGTTTGTTTCCAAAGCTACGCATATCAGCCACTTTCAATGGACATGGATTCGTATCAACTAAACTTAACATTTGTGTCATCGGGGAAGGGTCCCCACCAACTACACTTCGGACAGCCATAAGTTCAGTAACACCAAGCACTTGAACAGAGTTTTGGTAATCATCCCAAAAATTCTGCGTAACAGGAGCTTCGTAAACATATTTCTTACTATTAATTTGATATTCTTTATAATTGGTCTCATCTAACATGCTCTTCATTATTGAATTCTGAAGCATAAGTTTTGACTGCGTCTTACCCGTGCCAGGGCCTCCACAAAGGTTAATCCAGACTGGTAACACTCTAAAGTTAGAACTACTTCCAACCCTATCGGCAACAGTGTGTTGCAAATCTCGTAACTTATTCAAATAAAAGTTCAATCTATTAGTCATCGAGGAATGACCCTTAGATCTCACTAATTCTAAAACCAGCTCATCAGCTGTAGTTATAAGATTCTCAACTTTAAGAAGCAAGTTAATATCAGGGACAAGTTCCTTTCGAGCATCCTTATTTAAAATATCAGCAACTGTTTTGTTGAAATCATCTAAAACAGTATTGTATGAGCTCCATAGAGGAGCAACTTCTTTACTAAACACATGCCGTGCAATATGACCATAAATCCAATCAACTGCGTACTTAACAAAGGCAATTAACTTTTCTATGCCTGCTAAGGCATTACCAATTTTACCTAATTTAGTCAAAAGTTCAGGTAATTTCTTAAGGAAATCAAAATTTTTAAAGTACTCAGGAAATGTTTTGATAAAATAGGAAAACATTTCAATTCTAAAATTCATTGCTTCAGAAAAAGCAGATTGCGAAATCAACTGTGGCACAATGTCATCTTTCATAGACGAAGTAGATACTGGAATTTCTTCCTCCTCGGATTCCTCCTTGGTTGTCATAAATGAATAAATATTGTATCCAACCAAAAATGGTGCACCAATGAGAATAATTTTATTGACCAAAGGTTCGTCGGGATAAATCATCTTCAGACAAAATAAAAGGAACCCAAGTACCATAGTAACAGCTTTGGGATCTGAAATGACATCCTTCAAAAATTCCATTAAAGTCGACAAACCATTTTGTGCTGAAAGCAATAAAGTACTCAGCACCGGATGTTTGTCTAAAAAGCTCGAAGTAGCTTTATCAACACTACGATCTACTTCTGACTTTATATCGTTCAGCAAATGCGTTTTAAACTCCGAAACGAATATTTTATTTATTTCAGTATCACTAAGGTTAGGATGCTTAGAACTTACATCATTCTTTAGCAATTCGATGTAAGCAGTAAACTCATCCTTAAGTGCTGACACTAAGTCAGCCGTGGGACCCTCAAACATTCCATTAATCTTGTCCAATGCTAAATTGGATTTTTCTACAACGGAATTAACATCTGGCGCAATTATCTTCCCAAAATTTTTGAGGAAGTTGCCGCCTGATTGGGCCACGATATCGACATCTAGCAATTCAATGCCATATGTCTCATTTGTATGAAGCAATTTAAATATATCGCGATTTGTATCAGATACCAAATAGTGTCTTATATAAATATCAATGGATTTCTTCATAGTTTCAGATGCCCTATAGGCCATACTATGTGAACTTTCATCAATCAATTTATCAAACAAATCATAATGAGCAGATAAAATTTTAAATACCTCATTAGTAAACAAAGTGCAATTGTAAAACTGCAAAGACAATCTTGCTTCAATTATTGGATCGTCAAATCCATTTTTAATCAAAGAAACCAACTCATTCATTTGTGATGCATTCAAATGAGTTGTACAAGCTGCTTTAGTGATAAAGAGAATTTGCTGTGAATTGCGAGCAAATTCTCTTATCTGCCTTTGTTGTGGGGAAGCTATATTATCTCTAAAATCTAGAGAAAACTTCGTTACAAACAGTTTATTTATAATTTGCACAAGATTGTAATTATGTGCGATCAATAAATCAACGAATCTGAGAATTTGAATAGAATTCCGATTAAGATCTATAAGAACCAACTGAGTGTTCAAGTAATCAAGATAAATACGGGCACCTGTTTCAGGTTGCATTCCATATTGTTGTGATTGTCCAAGAACATAAGTGTACAGTTCGGATAAATCAGCGTTATTCTGTAGGTGAATAGGGGCCAACGTCATTTGGTAGGAATCACTCCTGGCGATGGGGGACACATTAAATGAATTTGAGTTCAAATTTAAGCCTGATTGAGAAACAAGAACGGGTGATATGTTAATAGGCTCAACATTGTCATAAATGTTCTTACGCGCATAAACTGCAGGTTTCTTAGAGGCATAATTAATAAACTTAATATCTTCATTTCCAATAGACTCGGATTTTGTGTATTTGTAGTTAATAGACTCAACTGGTTTGACAAAGCTAATAGACTCAGCATTGTTTTTGTTAATAAACTTAACATTGGTTTGGTTTTCTTGGAATTCCATAATCTGGTTTTCGGC